CAGCGCGCATGGGAACTAGGAGTAGGAGGACAGAGGAAACACCCATGCGCTTCGGCCGGAAAAGGGTCACGCCCGCTGTGAAAGCGAGTCGCTGTTCGCGGCCCACGCGCGCTGCAGCAGCGGCAGCGTCGGGGCCATTGCGCGTCGCTGTCGGTAAGCGGCGTTGGACTGCTGGCGAGTTCTCAGGGCGGGCTTCGGTGCGGACGGCCCATGACCCAGCGTGTAGGCCGCAACGGCTCGCCCGCCGCTGGCCGGGCGCACCCAGCTTGCGATGCGAATCTGCTTCGTCTCGCGCAGCACGCGCACCAGCCGCCTGACGGAAATGATGGTCAGCCCGGTGTCGGCGCGCAGTTCTTCGCATGTGCTGTGCCCATCCCCAAGCGCATCGAGGAAGTCAAGAAACGCCCGCAGTTCAGACCAGATGGCGCGATGCACACGCTCCGACTTCGGCGCGCGAACCGCGTCGCCGTTCGGGCGCTTCGTGGGGTATGGCGCATCAGGGCCTGCACCAGCCAGCCACACCGGCAGTGGCGCTTTGCGGTGGCCCATGCTCCAGTCCACGATTCGGATTCGTCCGCGCTTGTGGTGGGCCGCGACAAACCGATTCGCGGCACCTTTGCCGACGTTGCAGCGGGCCATCAGTTCGGCGGTTGTCATTGGCTCTTTGAGAGCCCCGAGAATCCGCGCGTAGCCTGCCATTCCGATGCGTCGGTACATGCTCACGCCGGCTCTCCCGCGTACAACTCAGCCATCGCGCCGATGTGGCTCAGAAGCTGGCGGCAGATGGCTTGGTACTGCGACTCGGTGTAGAGCATCGCCCGCTTGTCGGTCTTGGCCGGCGAGACGTGCAGCACGTCGCGCAGGAAGTCGCCGCTGACGTTGAAGCCGAGCCGGCCGCAGATAGCGCCCAGGCTCAGGGTGGCGGGCTCTGTCGGCGCAGCGGCTGCTGGCTGTCGCTCGATGGCTGCGGCGGCTTCGCGGGCATGCGCCATCGCGTCGGGCTTGCTGGCCAGCGTGTCGATCAGGCCCCGGTGCACGTCCTGCAGCATGTGGACCGGCGCGGGGTACTGACCCGGCGCGGCCACCACACCGACAGCAGCGGCGGCTTCCGCGCGGGCCTCGGCTGCCATGCGCTCACGGTTCGCCACGGCCAGGGCTTCCAGCCGGTCGGATTCGGCGCGGGCTGCTGCGATGCGCGCGGCTTCCTGCTCTCGGGCGCGCTGCTCAGCGGCGGCGATGCGGGCGGCTTCGTCGGCATGGCGCTTGGCTTCCTTCGCGGCTTCGGCGGCCTTGTGGGTGTGGATGCGCGACTGCACCAGCAGGGCGAAGTCTTCGTTGCTCTTGTGGACGATGGCACCCAAGTCGGCAAACAGGAACTCCAGCCCTTCGCTGTCGGCCTTGAACGTAGCGACATTGGCGCGAATCTTCCGGGCCTGCGAGTCAGCTTCGATCTTGGCGTTGGCCAGCGTCGTGTCCAGCGCGTCTTGCATGCTGGCGATGGAGCGCAGGCCACGGATGGAGCCGGCAAAGTCGGCGGCGACCGGCTGCAGGCGCATCGGTGCCAGTTCGCCGTGCAGGTCCGCGATGTGGGCGTCCAGCGCGGCGCGGGCGGCGCTCACGGATTCTTCCTTCACCTCGGTCTTGCGCTTGTCCACGATCTTGGAAACGTCCAGGCGCACGCGCTTGCTCTCGGCGGTGATTTCGTCCAGCGTGCGGAACAGTTCTTCGATGCTGCTGGTTTGCGACAGCGCGTGTTCCTTGGCGGCCTTGATGCGGCTCTCGATGTCCTCGCACCACTTCACGGCCTTGGCTGCGTCGGCAAAGTCCTGATCGGTCTTCAGGCTGCGGTTGACCGACTGGATGGCCGCCAGGGCGGTCTGCTTGAACTCGGCCAGGTTGCTGCGCGTCACCATGCCGGTGACTTCGATGTTCAGCGCGGGCAAGGTTTCAGGGGCGCGGCCCAGGGGTGCGGGTTCGGTGGCGGCCGGCGGCACGTAGGCGGCCAAGTCCCTCTCGAACTGCTCCCATGCGTTGATGATGTCGGCGCGCAACTCGGCGTCCGGCTCGTACCAGCAGTGGCGCGCTTCCACCAGTTCTCCGTCCTGCGTCCACTTCGACGCAGTGAACAACTCCTTGCCAGCGCCACTCACCATGCACTGCTGCTCCATCTGCACGCGGTACATCAGCGGCAGCGCAGCGCCAGTTTCGGGGCCGCCAACGCCATCAGCAGGCAGCAGCGCACGCAGCACGGCCGAAAGGCTTTTGTGCTCCCATCCCACGTCCTGCATCAGCGTCAGGCCGTCGAAGCTGGCCGAGTACCGGCCCTCACTGCCGACAACGGCGTCCAACTCTTCGCCAATGATCTTCTCGGCCAGCGGGCGGGCCAGGGCCTCGAAACGGTGCCCGTCGTCGAACAGTCGCTGGGTGCCGGCGTCCACGTCGGCGGTGATGCCGGTCGCGCACTCGCGCAGGAAGTCGGTGCGGGTCTTGTACGGGCTGCAGCCCATCATGGCCGGCGCGTCGGATGCGTTGCGCATGGTGCGGCGGTAGGCCAACCATTCCGGCGCGTTGGGGATCAGGTTGTGCGTCTTCATGCGTCCACCCCTTCAGCGACCACAGCATTCAGCGCCTTGATCGTGGCGCGCTGCTCATCGGTCAGCGTGCCCTTGGTCTGCGCCAAGGCCAGGATGTCGTCGCTGGTCTTGATGCCCTGTTCGACGGCCTTGGTCCAGCGCACCAACTGCACGGCAAAGTCGTCAGCGGTCCACGCGGTCTGCGTCTTCGGCGGGGGCGAGGCCGGCGTACTCGGCACACCGTCCACGGCAAACGCTTGCTCGGGTGTTGTGTCGCCGTCCTTCAGCGCCGTCGTGATGCCGTACAGCGTTGACAAGTGCTCGATGGTGATGTCCTGCTCGCCTTCGATCTTCAGGAAGCCGAAGACCTGCGCGCTCGTGACGCCCATCTTTTGCAGCACGGCCAGAGCGCGCGAACGGCGGTTCGCCAGCGTCTGCACGGTGCCCACGGCGGTCAGCCGGGCCTGCTCGTACATGTCGGACCAGAAGGCTTTGGGCACGCCCTTCAGGATGGCGTTGCGCAGCGCGATGCTGCACGCCGCGTTGGCGGTCACGCCGATCATGTCGGGCTTGAAGCGGTTGCCCCGCTTGTCCACGATGCGGCGCTGCACCTCGTAGGTGATGGCGACGTTGCGCTCAAGGTCGTGGAACACGCCCTGCGCGGTGATGAAGTCGCCTTGATCGGACACCACGCGGGCACCGGCCCGGCTGTTGCCCCATGCGCTGGCCACCACTTCAGCGAAGCGGGCGCTCGGGCCTTCCACGGTCTTGCCGTCGCGCGGCAGGCTGTAGATGCACTCCTGCGCCACGCTCTCGTTCAGCGTGACCATCTGCAGGGCCTCGTCGCGGAATCGCTTGATGCTGCGCGGGTACTTGTGCGCGGTGGCGATCTGCATGTCAATCTCGCCGCGATTCATCAGGGCGACCGTGCCACTGTCGGCAGTCATCAGTTCGGTTTCGTGGTCACTCACAAAGAGCCTTTCGGGTGTTAAAACAAGTTCCACACCGCCACGCCGATCAGCGTGACGACCAGCGCGTAAGCCGGCCAGAACCACGACGCCATCCAATCCACAGGCGTCGGCGGCTCGTCGCCCTGCACTTCGGTTGCAGCGTGTGCCGCCTCGGGGCTGGATGCGGCCATGTCGCCGTCGGGGTTGTGGTGGTGCAGGTTCATGCCGCCCCCACAAACGCAACGCACACCAGCGCCACGCCACACACCACAGCGGCCACGAAGTCACGCCAGCTCCACGGCGCGGCTTCGGCCTGACGCTGTACTGCGCAGGCGTAGCCCACCGGGTCACTCGCGCCACGGCTGGCACGGGTCCACGCTTCGGGGCGCGTCAGGAATGCGGGCTTCATGCTGCACCCCCGAGAAGCTGCATGAGCAGTTCCCAGATGGAGAACCCATCCCAGCCGTTGACCCATGCGATCAGCGCGTTCATGCCGTCACCTCGTCCACAACCGCAGCCAGCCCCGCACACACCTCCGGGCTCACGATGGCCCGCGCTTCAGCCGCAGCAGCCGTCAGGATGGCCGCCAGCTTGTCCATCTGATCGGGCGTCATGTACGTCTGCACATGGCAGGCCCCGGTGCTGACCGTGAGCGTGCCGGTGCCGTTCAAGTCGCTGGCGACTTCGCTGAACTTGCGTTCGCGGACGCACACAGCAACCTCGGCGCGGCTGTTGTTCCAGCCCGGCACGCTGGCCGTGACTTCGGCGCGGCTCATTGCGAAGCCCTCGCGTCGAGCATGGCGATGTAGCGGTCTTCCGCTTGGCTCGCTGCCACTTCGCAGGCCCAGGCGTCCGGCTCGTCGCCGTCGCTCAGGTCATCGAACTGGCTGTCGTAGTCGTCTTCGTCCTCGGGGGGCTCGCACCACTCGGCATAGGTTGTCGGCATCTGTCTTGCTCCTGAGCACTCGTCTTGAGTGCGTGAGCGAGACTTTAGTGGTCACTTGAATCCACTGTCAACAGTTGTCACTTAACTTTTTGCAAGCGGACGCAAAAAAACCGCCTCGCGGGCGGTTGGTGGTGAGCGAGTCCAGATCAGGGCCGCATGCCATGCTGCTTCACGAAGTCGGCTTCGAGCTTCTCGCACACGCCAGCCACAAAGCGAGCGCCGGCTGGGGCATGTACGGCCCGCTTCTGGTCGTTCCAGCAGTGTTCAATGACGCGGCGTTGCGCACTGCGCGCTTGGGCTTCTGGGGTGTTGCCAGCCATCAAGGCCAGCGTGACTAGCGCGCCCAACACGCCCGCGACAATCCATATTCCGTTGCGAGACTTGGGCTGATTTGACCCGCACTTCGGGCACCGTGAAACGTCATCGCTGATGTGCGCGCCGCATGCAACGCATGAAACAAGGCTCATGGCTTCTCCAAGTAACCGACCTGAACGGCCAGGATGCGCAGCCTGTCGCGCACGCTGTCAAGGTGCTGATAGGCGCTGTTCCGCGCGACCCCGGCCCAGTGCGTGGGGGTTCTCGGCGCGTATTGACGAATGTACAAGTTGCCATCTGCGTCCGCTAGTAGCACGCTCTTCCCTGCCGTTGGAGCGCGCTCCGGGTCGAAGATGGCGAAGTCTCCAATCTCCAAGCTGCCTGCGTCATTGGTGCTCATTGAATCGTCGCGCACCTCTAGCTTAAATCGCTGCCGTAGATCACCAGACAAGATCGACTCCCATGCTTTCGTTGGAGCGTCAATCATGCGGGAACTGTCGATCAAGACCTGAGCTAGTGCTGCGTCGATTCGCTGTCCATCATTTTGATGATGAGGGGCTGCGTCGAGGTAGCCATGCGGCATGCCAAGGTTGCGCTCCCAATTGCGAGCGGCCTTCTCACCAAAAGCATAACCGCCCATGAGTTGGGACAGGTAGGACGCAGCGGATGGCTTGAGTCGTCGCGCTCTCACGATGTCCGCGACCTGCCCATGCGCAGCCACCCAGGCCCGCAAAGCGGAGCGTCTGCGCTCTTGAACGTCATCTTCGGATGTCATGGTTGAACGGTAGCAAAGCGACGATAAGCAAATACTTGACGACCCGAGAAGCATGCGCTAAAGTTAAGCGATGGACTTCAATCAATGGCTTGACGAAGAGCCCGGCCGCGCGGCTCTTGTTGCGGGGCGCTTCAGGATCACTGAATCTGCTGTGTCTCAGTGGCGCGAGAAGGGCATCCCACGCGCTCGCATGCTGGATGTCAGAGACCTGACGGACGGCACCGTCACCCTGGAGGCGATGCTGGCTTTTGCCGCCCGCCGCAAGACCGCAGGCGCGGAGGGCTGAGATGAAGAAGCCATCACGGCGCATTGAAGCCCGCCGCAAAGCGGCCGAGGCGCGCGAGAGGTCGCGCATCCTGGCGCTTGCCTGCGATGGTCCGATTACTTTGGATTCGATTCTTTGGCCGGGTCCCCGAGCGATTTGTACGCTTCCTGGAGCTGCAAATCCCTGCGAGAAATGCCCGCGACGACAAGCGCCTCTATCTCCGAAAGAAGCATGTCCCGCCGAGGCAAGTGAACAACTGCCGTCAGCGAGCGCAAGCTGTCCGACGCAAGAAGATGGATGTGGGCTGTGACGATGAGCTCGGCCTCTGTCTTTGTGATCTGCAAGTTCATGGGCTTTCCTGCCGTGGTGGCAGTTGGTGTTGAGGAGCCTCAACTCTGCCACGGTGGGGAAGCCCGCCCATTTGAGACTGAGGTCTGAGCCATGCGCGCTCACAGCCTTCGCTCCCACGCCGCAGCCTGCACAGCCAGTTCGGCCAGCAGGTTCTGCACGCATCGGGCAACCCAGTACCTCACGGCCCAGGTGGCGAACTCTTCGTCGGTCAGGTGTTTGTTTGGCATGACCGAAGTCTCTTTTTTTCGCCGGTTTTCTAACGGCATCAGACGGAAACACGCCATGCCGTCACTTACCACCAGTCAGATGACCTTGAACTTCGAGCCCGCTTTGCCAGACCGCTTCCCTTCGTTGCGCGAGTTCATCGCCCACCGATCCGGCGTGGTCAGCAAGACGCCAAAGCAGCAGGCCGCCGACATGGACCTCTCGCCTTCGATGCTCAGCCGCAAGCTGCACCCGACGGAGAACGACACCCAGCGGCTGAATTGCGATGACTTGGAATCCTGGCTGAAGAGCACGGGCGATGCGCCGGCCATCGTGGAGTACCTGGCTGCGAAGTTCATGGACACCGATGAGGCCCGGCGTGCGCGCACCTTGTCGCGGCTGGAAAGCATGCTGCCGGAGTTGATGAACATGGTGGCTTCATCGAGGGCCGCAGCATGAGCGACTACGCCGCCTACGTCGCCCGCAAGCTCTCCACGGTGCCGCCCACTGGCATTGCATCGGACTTCACACTGCCGGCCTCGCTGTTCCCGCATCAGCGCGCGTTGGTTTCCTGGGCGCTGCGCCGTGGCCGCGCTGCCATCTTCGCCGACACCGGGCTGGGCAAGATGCGCATGGAGTTGGCATGGGCTGACGTGGTGCGCAAGCACACCCGCAAGCCCGTGATGATCCACACGCCGCTGGCCGTGGCTGCCCAGCTTGCCGCAGAGGCCGCGAAGATCGGCATCGAGGCGAAGGTCTGCCGCGAAGCATCTGACCTTACCGATGGCATCAACATCGCCAACTACGAGCGGCTGCACAAGTTCGATACGTCGATCTTCGGTGGCGTGGTGCTGGACGAAAGCGGGTGCATCAAGCATCACGACACCAAGACCTTCGCGTCGCTGACTGACGCCTACGGCGACACGCAGTTCAAGCTGCCAGCCACGGCCACGCCCGCCCCGAACGACTGGACCGAACTTGGCACGCATGCGGAATTCCTGGGCATCTGCACGCGTCAGGAGATGCTGGCCGAGTTCTTCACGCACGACGGCGGTGACACCAGCGTCTGGAGGCTGAAGGGCCACGCACGGGAAATCTTCTGGCGCTGGGTTGCGACATGGGGCGCGATGATCCGCAAGCCCTCAGACCTGGGCTTTGAGGATGGCTTGTACAGCCTGCCGCCGCTGCATCTGCACGAGCACTTCGTGGACTTTGAGATGCCACTGAACGGGATGCTTTTCGCGGCTGAAGCGCAGACTCTGAGCGAGCGGCGCGAGGCGCGCAAGGCCAGCTTGCAGGACCGCGTGCAGGCGTGCGCAGAGATGGTCAACGCGCAGCCCGATGATCCGTGGCTTGTGTGGTGCGACCTCAATGCGGAGGGTGACGCACTCACGAAGGCCATCAACGGCGCTGTTCAGGTGGCTGGCTCTGACACGGTGGATCAGAAGGAATCGCGGCTGATCGACTTCGCCCAAGGCCGGACCCGCGTACTGGTCAGTAAGCCCTCGATCTGCGGCCACGGCCTGAACTTCCAGCACGCAGCCCGCATGGCCTTCGTCGGCGTGACCGACAGCTACGAAGCCTTCTACCAAGCCGTGCGCCGCGAGTGGCGGTTCGGCCAGACCCGGCCGGTGCATGTGCACATCTTCGCCAGCAAGGCCGAAGGCGCAATCGTGGCGAACCTGAAGCGCAAAGAGCGCGAGGCCGGGTTGATGGCCGACAGCCTCAGCGCCGAGACGCGCGATGCCGTGATGGCTGAAGTCACGGGGCTGGTGCGCGAGACGAATACCTACAACGCCGACAAGCGCGTGGCGCTGCCGGCCTTCATGAAAGCTGCCGCATGAACTGCCTGGATCAAGTCACTGCCGACAACTACACCGCCATCCGTGGGGATTGCGTGGAGGCCATCAAGGGACTGCCGGATCACAGCATCGGCTATTCGATCTTCTCGCCGCCGTTCGCAAGTTTGTATACCTACAGCAACAGCCCGCGCGACATGGGCAACGTGCGCAGCGACGAAGAGTTCTTCGAGCACTTCGACTACCTGATCGCGGAACTGCGCCGCGTGATGATGCCGGGCCGCGACGTGTCGTTTCACTGCATGCTGATGCCATCCAGCATCACCCGCGATGGCGTCATCGGTCTGAAGGATTTTCGGGGTGACCTGATCCGCGCCTTCGAGCGCCACGGCTTCATCTTCCACAGCGAAGTCGTGATCTGGAAAGACCCGGTGACTGCGATGCAGCGCACCAAGGCCCTGGGCCTGCTCCACAAGACCGTGCGCGAGAACGCGGCCATGAGCCGCCAGGGCATCCCTGATTACTTGGTGACGATGCGCGCGCCTGGCCAGTCTGAGCGCGTGACGCACGGCGCAGAGTACCCGGTTGATCTTTGGCAGAAGGTGGCCAGCCCGGTGTGGATGGACATCAACCCGAGCGACACCCTGCAGTTCCGCAGCGCCCGCGAGAACGACGACGAGAGGCACATTTGCCCGCTCCAGTTGGAAGTGATCCGCCGTGGCGTGACTCTCTGGAGCAACCCCGGCGACATCGTTCTGTCTCCGTTCATGGGCATCGGCTCTGAGGGATTCGTCTCGCTTGAGCTGGGCCGCAAGTTCGTGGGCGTCGAGTTGAAGGAGAGCTATTTCCGCCAGGCGGTGGCGAATCTGGCTGCAGCGACTGCCGAGCAGACACAAGACCTGTTTGCAGCATGACCGCCCACAGCACCCCGCGCCCGCTCTCCCCCTCGCGTCATAGTGACTCGCAGGCCAGCATGGGTCTGTGCGATGTCACGCAGTTGGCGCTGGACTTGGAGCCGCCCAAGCTGAAGCGCCCGCCTGAGTTGATGGCCATCGCCCGCAAGCAAGGCGACCGCGCGATTGAAGCTGGCGTCGAGAAGGCCAGGAGCATTGACCCGGCCTTTGTCGAGAAGGCTGGCGTGCACATGCTGGCCTACCTGAAGGCGCATGGCGTCAGCAGCGGCGAATTGCTGACTGACAGTTGCAAGCTGGCAGGGATCGTTTCGACTGACGACAGGCACTTCGGCGCGGTCTTCCGTTCGCTGCTGCGCCAGGGCCTGATGTATTGGGCTGGGCCGTGCAAGCGGGTGAAGGGGCACGCGAGTCGCGGTGGCAGCCGGTATGCGCTGGCGGGGGCAATGGGCGCATGAAGTTCTACAAGCGATTCCCCGGGGACATCAACATCAAGACGGGGCATCTGACGCCATCGCAGTTTGGCTGCTATGACCGCCTGCTGGACCACTACTACGCCACCGAGCGACCCATTCCAGCCGCAGGCGCGCACAGCATTTGCCGCGCCGTGACTGCGGCGGATCGCCAAGCCTGCGACGTGGTTCTGGCCGAGTTCTTCGTCTTGACCGCAGCCGGCTGGGAACAGCAACGCGCTGAGGAAATGATCGCTGAAGCGCAACCCAAGATTGAGGCCGCAAGAACCAACGGGCTCAAAGGCGGACGCCCGGTAGGTTCAGGAAAAAAACCCAGTGGGTTATTTGCACAAACCCAAAGCGGAACCGAAACAGGCGATTTCGAGAAAGCTAGCCAGAGCCAGAGTACTTCTTCTCCTACGTCGAAGAAGAAGGCCACGGCTGCGCCGAGCCTTCCGGCCCCCGATGGCGTTGACCCGCAGGTTTGGGTTGACTGGCTGAAGCTCAGGAAGGCGAAGAAGGCCCCCGTCACCGAAACCGTGCTGCGCGGCGCGGAGTCCGAGGCCGCAAAGGCTGGCATGACGATGGATGCGTTCCTGCGGGTCTGGTGCCGCCGTGGATCGCAGGGGCTTGAAGCCGATTGGCTGAAGTCGCACGAGCGGCCATCCGCCGCGAGCAGCGAGCCCGCTTGGCGCACCGAACAACGCGACCGGGTTGCCGAATTCGCCGGGCCTGCAGCCGCCAAGCGGCCCCAACTTTTGACTGCCACTCAGGAGAGTTTCGATGTCGATGCCCGCTTTGTGGGTTGACGAGCTTTTCGCTCGCCTGTCCGTGCGCTACGGCGCTGCGTTCATGCGCCAGTACGCCGATCTGGACGCGGCTGCAGTGAAGGCGGACTGGGGTCGCGTGATGTCTGGCGTGAGTGCCGATGGCGTGAAGTACGGGCTGGAGAACCTGCCCATCGAAAAGCCGCTGAACGCGATGCAGTTCCGCGCGCTGTGCGGCTCTGCGCCGCGCACCGATGAGCGGCTGAAGCTGGCCGCGCCCGTCGCCAAGCCATCACCGGAAGTGCTGGCCAAAGTCTCGCGCATCGGGGCAACGGCCTTCCAGTCCGACCCGCTGGCCTGGGCGCGCAGCCTGCAGCGACGCGAGCAACAGGGCGAGCGCCTGACCCGTGCACAGCGCGATGCTTGGCGCGCGGCGCTGCCCGAAACCACCGGAGCCGAATCGTGATCTGCGAAGCCTGCGACAAGCCCGGCGGCGGGCTTTACATCATCGGCTGCCGTGACTGCAGTTTGCGGCACATCGCCCGTGGACTGCACTTCTGGCAGTCCATCCGCGAAGGCAAGCCGACGAAGACTTACGCCTGCCAATGCCGCGCGCTGGGCAAGGCGAAGGACGTGCACGCTGAGGTTCAGGCCACAGCGGCGCATCTGGCGAGGCCATCAGCATGAGCACTTTCACAGCCGCAGACGCATTCTCTGAGCTTGCCTGCCTGACCGACCGGCAGCGCGAAGTGCTGGTGCTGCGCTGCAAGGGCTACACCACGCGCGAAGTGGCCGAGCGCATGGGCGTCACGACACGGACGGTGGAGACGCACAGCGCAAGGGCAAAGCGGGTGACGGGCCTGACGTTTGGCGAGCAGGCTGTGCTGGCTGCGAAGGCCGGGTGGGTCTAGAGCATGACTGACGACACCATCGAATCCGCCCTGATTGCCGCCGGCCACAAGCCCGGCACAGCCATCGACGCGCCGACGCTGCGCCGGTTCGCCATGCTGATCGAGCGCGAGGCCATCGCCGCTTGCGAGGAAATCCAAGCCCGCTACCCCATCCGGCCGTGCGTCACGGAGTCGGTGGGCGATGCGCTGATTCGTCAGGGGCGCAACGTCGCGCTGAGTTGCGCCAATGCGGTGCGGGAGAGGTTGCAGTGAGCGCCGCATCCCGCATGAAAGGCCAGCGGGCCGAACGCGAGGTGCTGAAGCTGCTCGGCGACGAACTGGGCCAGGAGCTTCAGCGCAACCTGCAGCAGACGCGCGAGGGTGGCGCGGACTGCACGATGGTCAAGGGATGGGCCATCGAAGTGAAGCGCCAGGAGCGACTGAGCCGCCCGGCCTGGTGGGCGCAGGCATGCGAGCAAGCCCAGCGCGCGGGGGCTGAGCCGATGCTGCTGTACCGGCGCAACCGCGAAGACTGGCAGGCATACATCCACACGACGGGCGGCGCGTACCGCGAAGGAACGCTGATCGACGCAGCGTGTGCGATCCGTGAAAAGTGGCTGTCGTGGCCGTAACTGGAGCAAACGTGAGCAGGTACGAAGAACTGGTCATCGGCACGCTGAAGCGCGCCGGCAAGCCGCAGAACACAAGCACCATCGTGCGCGCCGTTCGCGTCCACGAGGAAGGCATGCGCCTCACGATGCAGCGCATGTGCCGAGCCGGAACGCTGCTCACGGCATCGGCTGGCGGGCATGTCATGTACGCACTGCCAAGTCAGCGGGTTCAACTCGACGCATGGATTGCCGAGATGGCTGCGCAAGCCCAGCGCAAGGCCGACTCCATCCGCGCGAAGCAGGACGCCGCAGCCGCAAAGGCCGCAGCGAAGGCCGCGCGCCGCGAACGCTACCCGTGGCCCGCGCGCAGCCCGACGCGGGACGCCTGCCGCCCGGTGCGTGTCGCCAGCGTGTGGCAACTCGGGGGCTTGGCATGAGGGGCCGCCCGCGCAGCCCAGCAGGCCACCTATCGCCCCGCATGCGGCAGTGCCTGGACGTGATCGGCGACGCAGGCGTGAACGGCATCGGCATCACTTCGCTAGCGGGTCGCATGGGCGTGGGGCTGGCGACCGCAGGCACCTACACGAATCTGCTTTGCGCCAAGGGCCTGATCGTCTGCACTGGGGGCCGTGGATCGGTGTGGCGGCTGAGTGAGCCGCGCAGGGCGATGGCTGTGCAAATGGTGTGCCCTGCGGCCAGCGTTTGGAAGTTTGCCGAATCGCTGGGCAGCACATGACCTGCACAGCCTGTGATCAAGCCAAGGTGCGGACCTGCGCCGACTACCGGCCGGCGTGCATGGGGTGCCGCGCCAGGTCGATTGCTCGCAGCCGAGCAGCCCGTGATGCGTGGCACTCGGACGGCAGTGGCGAGACAGATGACTTGGTGGCAGCCATTGCCAGGATGCTGCCGATGCAGAGCGCCGAGTCCGGCTGGCGCGCGGTCTTTGACTGGTGGCAAAGAGACGAAGGAGCCCGATGAGCAGCTTCCAAAACCGCTACGCGACGGCGATCAGCAGCCGCCGCCTTGTGAGCGAGCCGGACACCACGACCTCAGACACCGACGTGCTGGGCGCGGCCGGGCTTGCTGGAAAGACTACTCGCCACGTCACCGGGAAAGATGGCCGGGTGCACGCCGTGCCGGGCCATCCGCTGGCGATGTCGATGCTGCGCCTGCTGATGGGCGACGCCAGCGAGGGCAGGGTCATCGTGCGCATCCTTGCACCGATGGTCTGCAACCACGCCGAAGCCACGGGCCTGCGTCCACGCATGAGCGCCACCGAGGCTGACGACATCTCGCGCGCCGTGTTGGGTTGGTGCCGCGATGCGACGTGCAAGACATGCCACGGCCACGGCTACAAGGTTGCGGCCGGCGTGATGGGAACTGGCCGCGCGGTCATCGGCGACGCACCGTGCGACGACTGCCACGGGATCGGCCAGCGGGCATTTACTGGCATGTTTGATCGCAGCCGCCAAGAGTTGGCTTGCTGGCTGCGCGAGGTGATCGAACGAGAGGTTGCGATGGCTGCGCCGGCTGCTATGCAGGCGCTTGCGCCGAGGCTGGATTTGGATTGATAACGTTGCAATTAAGCGGTTGCTGTAGGCAGTCCGCTTGAATTGCGTGTTAGGGCGCTGGTTGAGAAACGAACGAAAGGACGATTGACATGGAATTTCAAGACTTCCCGAAGATGGCGCGGCTGACCCGCGAAGTGATCGTGACCGAGAAGATAGACGGCACGAACGCGCAGGTTTTCATTGGCGAGGATGGCGAGCTGCTGGCAGGAAGCCGCACCCGCTGGATTACCCCGGCTGACGACAACTTTGGATTCGCTGCATGGGTGCAGGCGCACCGCGACGAGCTGCTGACGCTGGGGCCTGGCCGCCACTTTGGCGAGTGGTGGGGTGCCGGCATTCAGCGCCGGTACGGCTTGAGCGAAAAGCGATTCAGCTTGTTCAACGTGCAGCGGTGGGCGTTGCACGGCACTGCGCCGAAAACCTACCCGACCGCCGACCCGCGAGTGACGCGCACGCAAGACGTGCTGCCGCCCTGCTGCGGGCTGGTGCCTGTGCTGTACCAAGGCCCGTTTGACACTGCGGCAGTTGATCGGTGCATTGAAAGCCTGCGGCTTACCGGCAGCGTGGCCGCGCCCGGCTTCATGAAGCCCGAGGGCGTGGTGGTTTTCCACACAGCCGGCAACGTGGGATTCAAGAAGACGGTGGAGAAGGACGAGGTGCCGAAGGTTCTTGCCGCGCTGCAGGTGGCCTAACGTCGAAGCTAAGGCGCAGACGCGCCAGCGGCTGTCGCCTTGAGCGACCAGTTAGGCAGCATCTGGTGGAGAACCGACCATGCCGATAAGACCTGAGAACCGCGCACGCTACCCGAAGGACTGGAAGCGCATAGCGGACGCGATCAGAGAGCGCGCCCAGCAGCAGTGCGAGGGCTCGCCGGCCTACCCGGACTGCCGCGCGCCCAACGGTGAGCCGCACCCGGTGACCGGCTCGCGGGTTGTGCTGACGGTGGCGCACCTGGACCACACGCCGGAGAACTGCGAGCCGCACAACCTGAAGGCGATGTGCCAGCGCTGCCACCTGACGTATGACGCCGAGCACCACAAGCGAACCGCCTACCGGACCCGCAAAGATGCGGCGATGACGGCGGACCTGTTTTGATGCTGCCTAACGTTGCCGATAAGCGGCCCGTACTCGGGTCCGCTTGATTGGCGTGTTAGGCGTGTGGTGGAAAACCGAGAGGAACTAGGAATGCAAAGAACGATTGAACAGTGGCGCGGCTGCGACCCGCAAGCGATGGCAACCGAGCAGAGCGCAGAGGCCCGGATGTTTGCGCACCGAGACGCACGCGCCGACATTCTGGAGCTGGACGGCGAGCGCGGCGTGCTGCTGGGACTGCTGACCGACTGCGCGGCGGTGCTGCGCACGATTGACCCTGACGACAGCGACGAGGCCGAGAAGCTGGCCGACCTGCTGGGCGCGATTGACCGTGCGCAGGCCCCGACCCGCCACCAAGGATCATTGCTGTGATTGACCTGACCGACAAAGTGGCCGCCTACGCGAACGCGCTGGACAGCGACATTGATACCGAGCGATTTGAGCAGGTGCGCAACCGCGCTTTGTGGCGTGGCTGGATTGGCACGATCTACGGCGCTGGGGTGGGCACGGAAGCGGGCTATGCGTTTTGCACCAAGAACGACGCGCTGGCGAATGCCAAGCAAATGCGCGAGCAGTGCCGCGACATTGTGCGGGCCAGGAATGCTGGCGGTGCGCAACACGCCGAACGTGGGAATTGAGCCGCCGTACTCGGTCGGCTCGAATGACGGGTTAGGCGTCACCCGCGACGACGCCAACTGACAAGGAATGCTTGACACATGGAAACCGAAACGACTTGGACGAAGCTGCCGGCCATTGAAGGCAAGTTCGGAGGCTGCTTGTGCTGTGGCGTGCGCGCCAGCTTCTTCCCGCCTGACGGCGTGATTGCCGTGGGCTTTGGCTATGCCGGCCTGCACCGCGACGGCGAGCCGGTGTGGACCGAGCCCAACGAGCCGACCGACGACGACGCCTACATGACCGGGAAGATTGCAGAGGAACGGGCCGCCGCCGACCCTGACCACGACTGGCGCATTTTGCTGGAAGGCCCGCTGTCCGGCCGGACGTACCAACGCCACGGCCCCAACCATTGGGCGCTGGTGGAACAGAACATGGGTTTTGCGTGACGCCTAACGTTCGAGTTGAGCCGCCGCCGTAGGCGGTCGGATCGAACGAGGGGTTATGCGTGTGGTGAACGAAGGAACGAAAGCGAGCATGAATGAGCTGGCACTATTTGCAGGGGCAGGAGGCGGCATCTTGGGAGGGCACCTCCTTGGATGGCGCACCGTCTGCGCTGTTGAGCTTGATGCCTACGCCAGAAGCGTGCTGCTTGCCAGGCAGCGCGACGGACTGTTGCCACGGTTCCCGGTGTGGGACGACGTGCGGACCTTCGACGGCAAGCCCTGGGCAAGAACAGTGCATGTCGTGTCTGGTGGATTCCCCTGCACCGACATTTCAGTTGCTGGCGCAGGAGCCGGGATTGACGGGCCTGAAAGCGGCCTATGGCGGGACATGGCGCGGGTGGTTCGTGAAGTTCGACCCCGCTTCGTGTACGTGGAGAACTCCCCAGCTCTCACTGCTCGGGGACTCGGAACCGTACTCGGCGACCTGGCCTCAATGGGGTTTGATGCTCGATGGGGCGTGCTTGGCGCTGACAACGCCGACGCTCCGCACGAGAGAAAGAGACTTTGGATTCTGGCCGACGCTTACAGCTTCAATCGGGGCGAAGTGTGGCGGTCGGCACCGCGGCAAGGCGGACACGCTGGCGAGCAGGCTGGCCGAGACAGAGGGGCTTTCGACTTCATCGACTGGCCGCGTGAACCCGACGTGGGCCGAGTGGTTGATGGGGTTCCCCGAAGGGTGGAGCGACTGCGCGCCCTTGGAAACGCACAAGTTCCACGAGTGGCAGCGGCAGCATGGCGCATGCTGACTGCCGGCACGCGGAACACGCATAACGCTGAGCTAACCGGACCACAAGGGCGCTGATGACCTACGAAGAAGCCACACTGCCGACCGCCCTTGTGGGTCCGGTTGAGCGACGTGTTATGCGCCCGGTGGAGTGCTTACGCACTGTGGCGGCCTTGTACGTTGAGCCGAAGGGCTGCTATGTAGGCGTGCCGGGTGTTGACCCGTGGGACGAAGCCCGCGATGCACGCACCTACGCAGGCCCGCACCCGGTGGTGTGCCATAGCCCGTGCCAGCGATGGGGCAGGTTTTGGCACGGCAGCACCCGCAAGCCGCACCAGTACAAGCTAGGCGACGACGGCGGGTGCTTTGAAGCCGCACTGCGCGCCGTGCTGCGCTGGGGTGGCGTGCTGGAGCACCCGGCACACAGCAAGGCGTGGGAGGCGTTCGGCTTGCTGAAGCCGACGATGGGCAAGGGCTGGCAGCGCAGCGACATGGGCCACCCGAGCAGCGGCTACTGGGTGTGCTACGTGGAACAGGGCCACTACGGGCACACCAGCCGCAAACCGACATGGCTGCTTGCCGTGACCGACAGCAAGCCGCAGGAACTGAACTGGACAAAGGGCGAGCAACGACTGCCCGAATGGATGATTGAGCGCTACGGCTACGAGAAGGCCAGGCGCATCGGCGTGGTAGCGATGGTGGGCGGGAAGAACAAGACCGCGATCCGCAACGCCACGCCTGAACCTTTCCGCGACCTGCTGCTGTCGATAGCGCGGCAGGCGCATAACGTTCGAGCTAACGGGGAGACGACGGAATGACGACAGGCCCGACAGATGCAAAAGTGACCACAGCGGCTGGCGGGCCTGGCGGCATGCCGTTGGCTCTCCTGTTGAGCGAGGGGTTAGGCCCCAACGCACAGGCGTGGACATGCTTTCACTGCGGTGAAGTGTGCGCCGATGCCGAAGCCGCGCGCCTGCACTTTGGCAGCAGCGAACACCAGCAGCCTGGGTGCCAGATTGACCTGGCCGAGTACCGCCGCATGGAGGAAGTGAACCGCCGCCACTGCGAGGAAGACACCGAACTGCACCGGGCGCTGCACCGCATGGAGTGCGAGCACCGCACGGCCCTGGTGCGCGCAGAAGAAGCAGGCTATGCCAAGGGTTTGGCAGCGTTGAAAGCCGGGTGGAAGTTTCAGCGCATCGACGGCGGCGTCTCGATCACACACACATCAGGCATGGGCGTGTTTGTGCGCGAGAAGGCGCAAGGTGCCCGCGAGATTCCAGAAGAATTGTTGCACGCACTGGCGCTGGACCTTGGGGCCTAACGCCCAGGTAAGCGGCGCCGGCACGGCGTCCGCTTGACCGACGTGTTAGGCCGGCTGTTTTGTTTGCGCATCACAAATACTTGTTGACAGCACATTGATTTCGCACTACATTAACACCACTGCATCAAGTGACGCAGCAACTACCGGAGAGACAACATGCTGACCAACACACTGAACCCCGAAGGCAAGTACGCAACACGCTACAGCGCACCGTGGACCGGCCAAGATGGCCGCCAGTGGCGCGAAAAGCGCGTGTGGTGCTTCCCGGGCTGGCGCGATTTCATGGAAGTGCAAATAGACGGTGTGTGGCAAGGATGGTGAGCAAGAAAGGCGGCCCCGGAAGGGGCCAGGGCCGCAAGCCGATAAAGGAAGGCCACGAAACCGTGACCGTCTCGATTCGGCTGACGGTGGAGCAGCGCGCCAAGCTGGAGAGGCTGGGCGGTGCGGCGTGGTGGCGTGACAGGCTGGACAAGGCGAAGGAACCGACATGACAGACATAGTGGATCGACTGCTAGCAGGCACGGGCGGCGGCAAGCACTGGATGGAGTTGCACGAAGAAGCCGCGGCCGAGATTAGGCGGCTGCGCACAGACGCCGCCAAGAGCGAGCGCCGCGCCATCACGTTTGGAGACATCGTGCATACGCAAGGACTGGCGATGCGCGCGGCCTGGGTGGACGCGAAGCTGAACGGCTCGGACGCTGGCATGGCGTGGATTGAGAACACGCTGGAAGGCCCCGGCAACCTGCCGAACCTGGTTGCCGCGAAGGCCGAAGGTGGGGCGCAGTGCATGTTCAACCGCGAGATGGCCGAGCACGAAGCATTCAGGGCCGCGCACCCCGCGCCTTAGGGCCTAACTAGTCGATATGCCAACTTTCAAAAGTCGGAACAGTTGGACACGCTACAACGCAACGCCCGGCGCGCACAAGCGCCGACGCGCTGCCCGTGAAGCGGCGTCCATCGCCGGGC